CTTGGTTACTTACCGGGCTAAAATCCGGCATAGTAGCGACAACGTCAAGGCCGGCACGCAAGCGTTTGACCGTCACACTGTGACGTTCACTACGTACGTGAAGCCGACCGCGGCGCTGCCTCTTGGTTCTCAGACAGACGTGATTTTCACTATTCGGAATGATCCGAATGGTGTTCAGTCTGACCAAATTGACCTGTCGGAAGCGATGAGCTTCTACATGGTCAAGGCTGGCGGCATTGCCGCCAAGCTAATTGGCCTGGAGTCGTAGACTCCAGTTTCTGAGTCCTCTTTTGAGGATATACGCGGTACTGCTTGCTTAGCAAGCAGTTCGTGGGTTCTAGAACCAAGCCGCCGACGACCACATCTAACAGGAGTGTTAAATGAGTCAGAACAGCGGTGAAGACTTCTTCTTAGGACTATACGAAGCTATGTCGTCAGACATAGTTGCGCGACGTCCGAGTCTCCGCGTTGATTGCGAGCGTGACTTAAAGCGCTTGCTCTCTTCCGTCAAAGAGCATGGGGCTCACAGAACTTTCTGTGATTTCCTTCCTGCTCTTGGCAAACACCTTGATAAGTGTTTGGCCAACGGGCTCTATATCCGTTCCGGTTTGGATCTATCAAGACCTTACCGACACGGGAGTGTAATCCCACGACTATTCAAGGGATTATACTTAGCCTTGTTTGACGATAGTGGGGAGTTGAGGCTCGATTTGAACCCACAACACGTGGCCGATTTGAGGCAAGTTTTATACTGCTTCAAGCGGTATCGCGTATCGTGTGATCCTCGATACACCTTTCGGAGTGTCGAAGAGTATGTTCAAATCGATTCGGAGGTGCGTAGTCCTTCCCTTAGTTGGGCGGACGACGCTCTGGATATTGAGCGCTTATCTAGTCTCCATCTTGGTGACTGGATGCTCCAGTATCCAGGTTCCGGCGATCTCTTTTCAGGGATCTCTGAACCCCCCTCTCCAATCTTTACTGCCGGCTGCTTCGATGACATTCAATTTGTCGCCGACGCTGTCGTCAGTGAGCTCGGTAGCTTCAACGCTACCGACTGGAGAGCTCGACATGGGCCTGGTGCCGTAGCAGATGCCAGAGTGGGGGCAGATAAGTATCTTTTCCCTACCTGGCCTGCTAAGCTCAACCGATTCTTTCCATATGATACGTGGGCTTTTAGTTCCACTAACGTATGGTCTGATGCGGTTATCCATGATGGCGATTCTCTCTCTACTGAGGAAGAATCGTCAGCGAAGCTCATTGCTGTCCCAAAGGAGTTCACTAAGCCCAGACTTATTGCGTCTGAGCCTACTGCTCACCAATGGTGTCAGCAAGTTCTCCGTGACTTTCTCATGGAAAGAGTGAAAGCTCTTAGCATTTCTAATTCTATTCACTTTCGTGATCAGGATCAGAATGCAAGGTTTGCACTCTTAGCTTCCCGTACCGGATCGCACTCGACGATTGACTTGTCGGCTG